TTCCACTCAAGTGAATGATAGTTTAATCCAACACTCGAGAAATGAGTGGATGCCAACCTTTGAACGTACGACGTGAATTCAAGTGTGTACATGCGGAGCAGTATCAAATAGTGCAAGGGACACGATGTGAATATTCGCGTCTTACCCTGCATAACCTTGGCAACAGGCCTAGTTTCATCCTTCATGGAATCTGCCCACATAACAGGAATTTGCTCGCCTCTCTTTAGCTGTTCATGCATGAGATCGAGTTTTTGTTCAAAAGCAGGTTGAAATTCCAATTTACCCTCTACATTTCGCACCACAAATGGCAACTTCCCTTTAGTGGCGGTGTGCTCATAAGGATACCCTGGTGATGTGCTCACATTTATAGATGGTATCTTCTCATCGGAAATTCCGTTTAAAGCTTGATCTTTAGTGAACACACGCGGATTGCTTATGGGTGGGTACTTGTTGAGCACATAATCTCGCGCGCGGGCTAAATTGCAAGTTGGCACTTCCATCGCAACCTGTCGCATTTTCCCAAGAGACACGACCAACGGGTCGATAACCTTTCCCGTTTCGTCCTCGAAGGGTAAGAATCGCGCCGGTATGCATTCGGGAGATCCTTCAAATCCGTGCATGTATGATGGTCTGATGCGCGTTCTATGTGGAAGATTGTGAGCCTCACACAGAGGAACCACTCTATCGACAACGACAGGAAGGTTTGAACTTTGCGTTGACAAGCTTTCAAACACCTGGTCAAACCACTCTTTACACAGAACGTTTGCTATGCCTATCTTTCTGCCACGAGTCAAAACTCCAACGTGTATTCCGACAATTTTGGGTCCAGAGGGGCTGCTAATTATTGCAGGACGTCCCGAATGGCCCAAGTCACAATCACCAATATAGCTAACTAGATCTTGCAACATGATTACTTCATCGGCACACTCGTACTTAACCACGCCAGTGAAAGGCACACGTGTCAAACTACGTATTATAACCTCTTCGTGGAAACCAACACCCACATGAAAGACCTCAGCAGTAGGTGAGATGTCACCCATGTTTTTGGACTCGATCAAGTACTTGTACAATGACGGAGGCATAGGCACTTCTTTGGGCAGAATGAAGAAAGCTATATCCTCGCCTTCTATGCGGTAGATTTCTGGTAGCAAACAAGTATGCGACTTTCCATTCACATGAATTGTCATTTTAACATTAACGCCTTGCTCTGAGTAAGGAACCAAGCCATGTGCAGTAGCAACAATAATGCCATCCTTAGCATGAAACCCATGGGAGAACTCTCCACGTGAAACGCCGCCTTCAGGGACCAACTCCATCATGACTGTTCCTTTAGCTATGGTCTCGCGCAATGATGCTATGAAATCCATAGATGCCCGTTGAGGAACAACATCCGGAATTGGAGCACTGTTGTACCGCATACCAAGAACATCACTAGAATCTCCTCTGTGTGCCGATCCTTTCGCAATTCGTATTCCACGAGCATTGTAGTGCTTGAGTTGCTGTTCTTCTTGGAATGTGTATTTCTTAGGGGTTTGTGTCTCAAACGAACCGACAAATTGATCCAACAGCCAAGGCGTTGTCGCCAGGAGTATGAGCACAGCAAAAGCTATTGCAAACGGGATTGCATACGGAGACTCACTCCAGTCCATCAACTGCATCGGCAGAACCTTCAACATCCACTCAATGGGGTCTGGAGCTTTCCGCTCTTCTTCGAATAATGGTCCAGTTTGCTTGACGAATGTCTTCTTCCCCTTCCTAGCACAAGCCGGGCAAAGTCCACCCGTATCTGGGTGCTTGCCTTGTGATTCATATCTCACGGGGGGAGGATTGGTTGAAATGATTGTGTGGTATTTATTTCGCAAGAGTGCAACGAAATTTATATGACCAACGGGCTCAGTACCAGCTTTCTCCCCTTCAGGGATAGATTCAACATCTTTGCACGGGATGCCATTCTTTTCCATTTCAGCCCACACGCCAGCATAAGTGAAAGCGTTGTTATGGAATCTCTCGTCACGCCTCTGTCTCATGGATCTAACAAGCAGCGTTAATATGCTAGGGGCTATCTGCAGCCCTTCCCATTCAGGGAATTCATCACATTTCACAACCAAGAACTTATCCTCGACTATGTCCTTAGAGGCTAAAGTGAACCTTTCAACGACCAAGTGAAACCGTTTTTTAAGCGCGTCTGGGTCCTTCAAACCCACATTCCAAATCGTGGTGCAATATCCGTC